TATAATCTCCCGTTTCTTTTACAAAGATAACTCGATTATTCATTTCTTTTAACATTTCCATTTTAGCATGATGCATACTATCATTATTTTTTTCAAAAGAAGCTGTATAAATATCTTGAAGTGATTGTTGATTTTTAGGTTGATATTTAGCTCTTAGTTTTCTTAAGAAAGTAAGACCGAGTTTATTACCCGTCTTCTTTTTTCCAAATGATTTCCATTTCTTTCTTAATTCACTAACTCCATCATAGCCGTCATCTTTTTCACTCCATTCATTATAGAATCCAAAACCAACTTCATCTCCATCTGTAATATTATGAAGAGCTAATCCAACTCTAGTCCAATTATCATATTCATAACATTCATCAGTTAGTACATTTAATATTTCTTGAAGTTCTCCAGCTTTATAAGGGTTCTTTTGTGGAACAAACTCCATTAAATCATCATCATCATCTTTTTCTTCTTTTACTTCTTTTACTTCTTCATCATCACTAGTAGTTGGAGAAACTGGAGGTGAATCATTAGGAAGAGGACGCTTGAAATGATTAGTTGCATCTGTCGATTGAATTACATGCTTAAGTATACAATAATCCTCTGTATAATTTACTGGGATCTTTTGTCGATTATCATTAGGCTTATATGAATAAAGAAATCTCATATTACCGTTGTCTCGATATACTGCTTTATCGAATATTTTAGTTCCTTTCCATTCAACATCATATAAATTATGTTTTTCATTAAACTCTTTTAATTCTGGAATAGTTGTTTCATAATCACACATAACAAAATGATATGATATAGCAAATCCTTTTATTTCTGTTTTTTGAATACCTTTCTTAACTTTCTTACCATTCACCTCTTCATAAACAGTTCTCGATTTAAGTTTAATCTTTTCACCATGAGATGAACTAATAGCAATAGTAGTATCTGGATATAATTTCTTGAGTATATCTCTAACTTTATTTTGAATAGGTTCAATATTCATCTTGTATAGTTCTTCATTTTGATAGAAGACATCAACATCATAGAAAGGTTTAACATTACATTTATGATTAGTCCATTCAAAGTAATAATTCTTATTACACTTGCTATTTCCAATCATGTATTTAAGTTCATCTTTAGTTGTTTTAGTAAATGGATCAACAAAAGCTTGAAAGTTCGATTGACCTCTGTAATCCTTAAATTGCATTATATTCTTATCAGCCATTTTATTCTCTTTACTTAATTTAAGCATTTCTTTTTTAAGTAGTTTTTTTCTATCCATTTTATACTTTAACATAGAAAATAATTTCAAAGAAATACCGCAAAATTAATTGATTCTTAAATATAATCTCAAATTATACTTAATATTATCGATAAATACCCCATATAATCTATTGTTTTACTACTTAAAGAGGTATAATAAGGGTTTAAAGAGTATATATTTTAAAATATATACTTCTTTAAGTGCTAAAATAGGTATAATAATACAATATAAGCATAAAAATAGATTATTAATACTTAAAATAATAATATCTATACTTAATATATAGAGAAAATGACTATTTATAATGGATGTGATGGATCACTTAATTTATATTATAAGGGATTATTGATAAGCTCATTCCCCTTAACAAAAAAGAAAACATTTGAAAGATATCAATATCAAGGTGATTACTTAATATTGAAATCGATGAGAGAAAACTTTAACATAAAACAAATAATTTATACATTAACTCATTTTTGCAATATTATCTATAAAAGGAAATTAAATAAACAAGCTATTCGAAGGAGCGATCATCAATATTTCATATCTTGTTTATTTGGATTACTTAAACTTAAAATAATTGAAAATGATGAAACAAATGGATTTTTAATCATGCCGAAGAAGAAGAAGAGGGAAACTTAACTTTATATTTCTTTGTAATAGCAGCATCAGCTTTCCTTGCACTTCCTCCTAATATATAACTATATACTCGAGCATAAGCCCAAGATTGTGGGGTTTGATTCGGTCTTGATCCAGAAGAATAATATGCTCCTTCACCTTTCTTAAATACTTCATCTATAGCTTTGAAAGGTATACCCGTTACTTTAGCTATATTTTTTTTACTTCTACCTCCTTTCATTTTATCTAATTCTTTTCCATATTTTTTATTGAACTTAACAGTCCAACTTGATCTTTTAGGTGCTACTTTTGTTTGAGGTCTAAATGTCCCTTCAAAAATAGATTTAATTTGTTTCCTTCTATCATTACCCTTTAAACCTTCTACATATGTTTTTGGAACTTGTCTCGATTTACCTTGATATGTAATTTTGACTTTTTCAACCATTTATATTATCTAATAGATTTTTTAAAGGTTTAATATTTTTTTGTTTTATATCTATGCAATCATCAAACTCATCTTTACCTCGATCACATCTTCCTCTTTTACATGTATCGAACTCTGTACTTCTATGCTCCCAGCCATAAATACCGTCATTACATTTCCATAAATAAAATATTCTTAAATGCGGAGCTTTCTTTAATAATTCATCTCCTTTAAGCAATTTATTTTTCCCGAAAAATAAACTTTCATATTGATTATGTTTTATCCTTCTTGTTTTTATTTCGATGAAATATTCTTCATTATATTTATCAAACTCATAATATTTTCCAAGTTCCGGATTTAATGATGACTTGAATAATTTTCCAAATACTTCTTCTAAAATAAAATGAATATCATTTTCACTTTTGAAACCGAAACTTAAATCTTTTTGCATTTTCTTATAATCCATATTTATACCTATAACATAGAAAAAAAATCAATCTAAAACGCATTTTAATCTTCGATCCTATTAACAGCAATCTCATATATTTCTTCATCTTTTTCAATTCCAATAAAGTTCCTTTTCATATTCTTACATGCTACACCCGTGCTTCCGCTTCCCATAGTTGGATCTAATACAACATCTCCTTCTTTAGAATAATATTTCAATATCCATTCTATTAGTGCAACTGGCTTCTCTGTGCTGTGTTTTCTTTTTGTGCTTTTGATTTCGAGCATAGTAGTCGGTAAGGGTGGATCATATCCTTTTTCTCCATTATTATAATAGCTAAACTTACCGTAGCAATCATTACCTTTATCACCTTCAGTTTTTTTTCCTTTTTTAAGAAATCTATGTGTATGACTACTTAAATCATAAAAAGGTAGTTTTTCATAAAATACATAGATCATTTCATGTTTCCTCAACGGCATCTTTTTAGCACTCAAGAAACCTACTGGAGCTGATTTTACCCAAACAATATCATATCTAAAAGGACATTTCTTCGGTGCTGATTCGATTAAATCAACTCCAAACTTTGTAGTAGTAGTGAAAAATATTGGAGTATTTATTTTCTTTATTCTCATTATTTCAATCCAAAACTTATCTAAATCGATTTTAGAATCCCACTTGCAACTTGTAGCTCCATAAGGTAAATCACAGAATATTAAATCGACTGAATCATCATCTAAACCTTTCATTTCATCTAAACAATCTCCTAGAAGTAAAATACTCATTTATATAATATAATATCATATATATTATAATTTTAATCAAAACTCACAAGGATGGGATTTTCTTTTGTAGCTCTCTTTATAATTAATTTATATATTACTTGTTGTTTTATTATTTTATTTTGATTCAGTTCTTCTTCTACTTCTTCAGTAATTACTGGATTTACATTATTTTTACAGTATACACTTAAATTATATAATCTACATGCTCTCCTCACACTTGGAAGATCTCCCCACATATAAATAGACATTACATCATGATATGGATCTTCAGCATTTTTATATGTAGTCATATCGAATATATAATCATTTTTAGCCCACTTGATTATCTTTTTTGCATTAAACATTATTTCTTTTTTTTGTTGTGATGTAGGTCTTTGTTTTGGAGAAGGTTTCTTCAAATATTCTTTCAATTCAGTACAGTTTTTTATTTTTTCATTATAAGTAGCTCCTTCAATATATTTTTCAATATCATTAACTATATTACCTTTAGTTAATTCATCATCGATTACAACTCCTAATTTTCTAAATAATGAAACAATATCTTTTTTTGAGTGAGTTTTATCAATCAACATAATTTATAATATTATAATTATTTTTTTTTTATTATATATACTTAAAAGAGATGCCGTATAAATCTGGAGATTTGAAAGGAGAACTAACAACCCCAGAGATAAGGAAGTTAATTAAAGCTCATAATGTTCTTATGTCTATAAAAATCCCGAAGGGTGCAACTAGAAATGATATATTGAAAATATTAGATGATAAGGGTTATATGATAAACCATGTAAGACAATCGATCCAAAGAAGATATAAAAATGAAAGAAAACCTAATGTTACCTTGAAACAAGCTGAAAAAATACTGCCGAAGCCGAAACCATTAACAGAAGAACAAAAGAAAAAGAGACAACAAGCTAAACAAAAGAAAGCCGGTGAAAAGGCATTTCTTAAAACTGTTATACCCAAACCTCCTCCCGCATCTAAACCTTCTAAAGGTGTTAAGGTTGGAAAACCACCTTCGAAAATGAAAGGATTTAAAATATTAAGTGATTTCTTAAATAAAAACCTAAAAAAAAGAATTAAAATAATTAATGATTATTTAGATGGAAAAATAACAGAAGATAAAAGGGAAGAATTAGAAAACGATATGAGTTATATTCTTGATACTGATATGAGGAAAAAAGTAGATCCTATGTTTTTAGAGAGCAATTTTACGGTTAAAAGTAAATATTTAAAATCTCTTGAAGACCAAAGTTTAGTCAAAGAATTAAGATCTATTTTAAATAAAAAACCTAAAGAAAAAAAAGAAGAACCAAAGAAAAAAGAAGAACCAAAGAAAAAAGAAGAACCAAAGAAAAAAGAACAACCAAAGAAAAAAGAAGAACCGACTAAATTAAAATCTTTAATATCTAAAATCAAAAAAAATACATCAAGATTATATGATACTAATTTTTTAAAAGAAAAAAATATCACGGAATGGTTTAATGAATGGAAACGAGAAAGGAGTGCCTTAATAAAAGAATTAAAAGAATATCAAAAAAATAATGATTTAACAAAGGAAGATTTAAAGGAAATAGAACCTATAAACATTAAAAGGACTAAAAAATATAAAATTAGAGAAGCACAAATATTTAGAGGAATAAAAGAACAACAAAATTAAATTATTCATCCTCTTGAGCTTTTTTAACATAAGTATCGAGTGCAACTTGTTTTGAATGACCCATGACTTTATTATCTTTCTCAAGCTCTTCTTTCATATTTCCATACTTTGATGATAAATAAATCTTTCTTAAAAGAGTTGTGCTAATTTTTTTATTCATGTATTTTTCACTATATTTAAGTAATACTTTACTTAATTCTATTCTTGTTAGTGGCTTACCGGTTGATGTCTTAAATAAAACACCCATTCCATTCATTTTCAAATAATATCTTAATATCTTTCTTAAATCTTTATCTTCGATCGGTAAATCTAACTCTTCATATTTCTTACTTGTTTTGTATTTATTCAATACAAAATATATATTTCCTTTTGAAGGTACAACTAGATAATTATTGTCTTTCTTTTCTTTTTCACTTAATTTTTTATATTGAGCTTGATTGATAGCCATCATACCGGCTACATCATTTCTAAAGGGCATACGGGCATAAATATTAAATAAAGTATACGCTTGAAGCAATTGCATTTCTTTTTTTGTAATTTCATCTTTAGTTTTCTTTTTTAAAGGTTTTAGATCATCAGCCATTTTATTTATCATCTCGAATATCTCTTCTGTAGTTGCAAAGTTCTTACTTTGTTTATCACTAATGATTCCGCTTTTTTGTTCTTCACTATATTTATCATTTAACTCATCTCTTAATTTTCCATATTCTTCAAGTAATTCATCATATTTTTTATCATGATTCAAAGCCATTAATAATACAATAACAGCATTCAACATATTTCTTTGGCTCAAGTAGTGTAAATTACTTATTTTATCCATTACATCATCGGGTTTTTTTAAGAAATCATAGCCTTCTGTATCATATATTTTTTGTAATTTCTTGAGATTAACTACATATTGTTTTACTGTATTTGTTTTGAGTTGAGGGCGATCCTTCGAAATATCTTCAGTTGGATTATTACTTTGTATTTTCATATTTATATTATAATAATAGATTATTTTATTATTATAAAAAACGAAAAAAAATAGATTAAATAAAGTGTCTGGGGTAAAATGTTAAAATTATTTGTCTTTGGATATTTCTTTAGAAGTTTTATTTTTGATATTTACCCCAGACACTTTCTCATTTTCAATATATTCACAGATCTTTTTCTGTGTTTCTATTAAACTCTCGAGCATCTCTACTAGCTCATCATTTCGAGTTTCTTGTTTCAAATATTTCTTCTTGTATTCTATACATTTCTCACTATATCTTTCACATTTTTTACATTTATTTTTACAACACTTCATTTATATAATTATTTAGAAAATAATTATGCGAAATAACATTTAAACATTCCGTTCTCGATTGTTGCAACCTTAAGTAATTCAACATAAACTCTAAGAGTGTATGTTCCATCACTTAAACCGCTAGGGATCTTATAATGGAGATCCATACCCTTATTATTGATACGCTCACCTTTATTCGGTCTAATAGAGTTCCATCTAAATAATTCCTCAATTCCAGTTCCTATCGCACCTTGAATCAAACCTTGGAGGGTTTCATCAGTAATACTTGAAGCTGTAGATCTCTTAACTATTTCATCATGAGTAACCATAGGAACTCGACCTTCAGCAGCGTGAGTTGTAGCAAACTGAAGAGCTGAGTTAGTTCTATCAACATTAAACTCAAATCGATCATTATATAAAAGATTGTATTGTAAGGCACAGTCTCCAAAAGCAGTAGTACCATTAAGTAAAGATTTTGCAATAAAGTTAGCGTTGTCTTGAAGCCCAAAAATTACCTTAGAGCAGAGGCGACCATTACCACCTATTGGAAGAACTACACTCGCAAAATCATCAATATTTCCAGCTGCGTCTTTTACACCAGTTCTTTTAGTTAATCTATAATCGGCATACTGGAATACTAATTTTGGATTTTGCTGGGCGTATTTCTCCATGATATCTCCATCATAAGTAATACTATCATAAATGAGTTTGCACTCGCTTTCATTCACAGAAAATCCTAGAGCAAATCCAGCATCTCCATTATCAACGCACAAACGCTGCGATTGAGTTGCTCCAGATAATCCACTTGTAGAATCAACAAAAGTTAAATCAATATGAACTTCTTGATCTAACATAAACATAGGAAGCTGATTGAACTTAAGGAAAGGAAATAAATCACTTAAGTATACAGAATAAACTGGAGCTTCACTTATAGTTTGAGCCGAACTGCCGTCATTATGCATAAAAGGTAAAAGCTCGAATGTACCAGCTCCACCGGCAGCGGGAACAACTGCATTTCTACCTACATCAATACCTATCTTTTTAGCAGAATTAGGAGGCTTATCAGTTACATCTGCGGTTCTATCATCATATACGGGCATGTGAGCGATACATCTCTGGGATAAAAATTGCTCTCTTTCTTTATTATCTTCATTTGAAATAAATAATGATTGATATGCGTGATACTGATTGTAATCATCAATCGAGCAAACAGTTTCATTTCCAATAGTTAGCTGTGCTGATTGGATCAATTGAGAAACACCAACATTTAAAGGAAAAAAACCTTTAGAAACTGTAGCTTGAGGAGTAATTGCAAGAGTAATTTTTGAGTTCGAATGAAGGAAACCAGCAACACGAGATAGAGTAAATCTAACTCTACGCTGTGAGAATGTTACTGGATCAATTACATCTGTGTGTAATTTTTGTCCGTATTCACTAGGGATTGCACCAATTTTAATAAGGTCGGGGATACGATCTTCCATTTTATATAATTAAAATATATAAAACTTTAAAAAATAAAACTTTAAAAAAAAACTTACATAGAGAATATTTACATCAATACTTGAACTCCCTTTTCAGCCGACCATGCAACAGCAACCTTCGATTTAATGAATAAATATGCTGATACTGGATTTCCATCAACAAGCCCGTTCTTCATTTGAATAGAAAACTGAGAACTTGAGAAATCAACTCCTTCACTATCAAGCATATCATATAATACGCCCACGCCGTATACAGCACCCGTATCGGGGATAAAACGATATCCAGTTGCGGCATTTTGATTACCGGTAAAATTGCGATTAGTTGTAAGAGGAGAAGCAGATGTTCTTGTGTGCTGACTTTCTGGAATTATAGAATTGAGAAAACTCTTAATAACTTGAGGATCAACAACAGAGGTAGCATTTGTAGTTGTATCATAAACACTTTCAACTTCAAATGCAGAAGGAAAGCGTTCGCCATTTTTAAGGAAAGAAATAGTTTCTAAATTGGCTACTCCACCGTCTCCAGTTCCAGCAGCATTCGGTTTCAAGGTAGGCATGTAAGTTAAATACCCATCTTGAGCTAAATTATTTACAAAATTAGCGGGAACAAAATTAACAAAAGAAGCTAAAACCTTCGATAAACCAAGATTAAAATTGATGATAGAATTACTTGCTTCAAGAGTTGAGAAATATGAAGTGATAGAATTAAACTCTAATACACCCGTGTCTGGAGATTTCACTCCAGTTTCAACTTCACATGTAAGTTCAAGATTACTTAATTCATAGAAAC